ATGTCAAGGGGCTGCGTGGCGGGGTGCTTGACAGGACTAGAACAGTCAGTCAGACTTCCATCACGCTTAAACAGCATCCCAAGCGTAAGGCTCTCCACGAGCCGCGTCAAGCCCCCGTTGCCCCCGCTCGGGGGTTTGTCGTTTCTGGCCTCCGTAAAGCGCATTAGCGGCCTTTTGGGGGCTTTACCAGCCCAGCCTTTAATTGCCACAGCCGAGCCGCTGGAATAGCCCCCGCCTTTACCCATTGACTAACCGCGCCTTTTGTTACGCCAAAAGCCTTGGCTATAGCCTGTTGGCTTCCATACCTGTTGACAAGTTTTTTGATGTCCATAATTCAACACTATAGCCGCCTAAACTTTTTTTGAAAAGGGGGTTGACGGCAAACTCGTATAGTGTGCTAAACTTTCATCCGTTGATAGAAACAACAGCCCACAGATAGGAGCAACGACATGAAAACGCAAGCAGCAAAAGCCCTCGCCGCACAAAACGGTATGCACTTCCACTATTCCCCGAATTGGCGGTTGTGGGGTTTGTACCATCTTGAAAATTTAGATCGCCCTGCCGAGTACATTAGCCCGCGTCAATTGAAAGAATTTACTGATAGCGAATTTATGCGACTGATTAAATTAGTGCGGGGTGGTTTATGAGCGTTGATCTCTCGGGATTTACCGGAACGGAAAATTACTACCGGCATCCGTTCACCAAGTCGCTGTATACCGATGGCGTTAAGTATTTTGCAGATGAAGCCGGGGCGTACTGGTTTATTGATTTTGTGATGACGGAGTGCGATTCACTCGTAAAGAGTGAAGGATTTTTAACTATTTTGCTTGACGTTAAAGATGGGCAAGCAATGATAGAGGTACGAGATGGGGACGGCATCAATTTTGTAGAACGACGAATTGATTACACCGATTGCCCGGAAGGAAAATACAAATTTTATTTTATTCACGGCGAACCGACTGTTTTGTTAGTAGCATCTGAATACTAAATTTATTGGGAGCAACAGATATGTCTCACACCTGTACCACCGAACTTTATCTCCTTGGCACACTCTGGGAAGTAGAGATTGAATTCTCCTACGACCCTGCCGATCCCGACGTTGGCCTCTCCGAAAACGTCTACATAGAAAACGTATGGCTGCTTGGCTACGCGCCCGAGTTTGATGGCAAGTACATCCCTTGCCACATCAAAGCCGACATCCAATGTATGTCCAAGACAGATTACGAAATCTGCGAACAGGCGGTGCATGAGTACATCCGTACTGCTGCCCGCGAAGCCTTTGACGATTCCCACGGATACGAGGATTGACCCATGCGAAACATAGATCGTTTCATCATCTTGTGTATTGCCTTGACCGTCGTGTTCCTGATTTCTGCGACGGTTGACCGATGCGACGGCGGCTGCACGACAGCCGAGGAGGTGCGTAATGGAGGACGATGACATTTGGTGGCACCAACAAGACTTGGAGATGCAGGAACGCGACGAGGAAGAACGCACGGAACGCTGTAACGCTGCACTCGCTGAACTGACCAGCATTATCAATGAAGAACTAAACAAGATTTTACGGAGCCGACAATGAGCGAATTACTGAAGATCAACGTCAACGATCACGTTGAAAAGAAAGGCAACCTGTCCTACTTGTCGTGGGCATGGGCGTGGGCCGAGGTGCTGAAGATTGACCCCGCTGCACGTTGGACGGCGCATGAATACGGCGACCGCCCTGCTATGTACCTCCCAGACGGTAGCGCAATGGTAAAGGTTAGCGTAGAGATTAAGGGCGACATCAAGACTTGCGTGCTGCCGGTCATGGACAACCGTAACCGAGCAATCCAGAACCCAGATGCGTTCTCGGTCAACACCGCGATCATGCGTTGCCTTGCCAAGTGCATCGCCATGTTTGGCCTTGGCCTCTACATCTACGCGGGCGAGGACTTGCCAGAAGGTTCCGCGCCGCAAGTTGACCCTGATTTGGTCGCGTTGATCGCTGGCGCAAACTCGCTGGACGAACTGACCAAGTTATTCAAGCGCCTAACCAAAGAGCAACGGATGACGCACATTGATGCGTTTACCGCCCGCAAGAAGGAACTGACTACGCCCCCGGAGGCCGCGTGAAAAAGGCAATAGTCACAGACAGGCTTTTGGGTGCAGCGCCAACTGACATGGACTTGCGAGATTATTTTGCGGGTCAAGCGTTGACCGGGTTGTTAGCGAACCCGAAATTGGAAAAAGCAATTTTGGAAAAACAAGAATGGGTAGAAAAAACGACTTGGTTATTTGCTGATGCGGTTATGGAACGCAGACTGAAGGACAATCGCTAATGGAACAGCGTACCGACGAATGGTTCGCCGCACGCCTTGGCAAAGTGACCGCCAGCCGCGTTGCCGACGTAATAGCCAAGACGGCAAAGGGCTATGGCGCATCCCGCGACAATTACATGGCGCAGTTGATCTGCGAACGCTTGACGGGCAAGCCCACCGAGATGTTTAGCAACGCCGCGATGGAGTGGGGTACGGAGCAAGAGCCGCACGCTAGGGCCGCGTATAGCGCAAAGACAGGCGAGTTGGTGGAGGAGGTGGGATTTATCCCGCACCACGACATCCCCGGTTCTGGCGCGTCCCCCGACGGTTTTGTGGGTGATGCCCTCGTGGAATTCAAAGCGCCTAACACGAGTACCCATTTAGAGTACGTTTTAGCGGGTAAGCCGCCCGAGAAGTACGTCACACAGATGCAATGGCAAATGGCGGTGACGGGTGCGCCGTGGTGTGACTTTGTGAGTTACGACCCACGCCTACCCGAGCATCTGCAAATGCTGATTGTGCGTGTGGCGCGTGACGCTACACGCATCGCAGAGTTAGAGGCCGAGGTGCGTAAGTTCCTCGGTGAGTTGGAAGATAAACTGAAGCAACTGGAAAAGGTGAAACTGTGAACAATCAATACGACAACAGCGGTGTCCTCTTTAAGAACGACAAGGGCGACAACCCAAAGCGTCCTGACTACCGAGGCAGCATCGCGGTCGCGGGCGTGGACTACAACATTTCGGGCTGGATACGCGAGAGCAAGAAGTCGGGCGACAAGTTCCTATCGCTAAAGGTAGAACCCAAGACCGCCGTAAAGGGTGGCCCGCGTAAGGCCGAGCCGAAAGTCCCGGCGCAGAAACAGATCACCGAGGACAACTGGAGCGATCTGGATGAACCCTTCTGACTTTGAGTCAAGGTTCCGAGCAAGTCGCCCTGCGGAAATCGTAGTGGCGACTTACTTGCTCAACATCGGGCATACCGTATCGCTTCCCAAGCGTGCGTTACGCCCGACGCAAGCCGAGGCAAAAAAGTACGCCGACCACGGTGATATTTACGCCTCGGGCAAGCGAATAGAGGTTAAGCACGTCAAACACGATTTTGAATATCAGGCATGGCCCTTTGAGTACGCTGCGATTTGTGCGAAGAAATCATTTGACGCGGCTGATCCACGCCCTGACTACTACTACATCGTCAACAAAAGCATGACCGTTGCGGCCCTTGTAGACGTTGCAACAACTCGCCCAGAGTGGCTGATCCGACGTTTACCCGACCGCCAACGGGGTTACGATTACGATGTTTATGCGCTGATGCCAGAGTATTTAGGCTGGCGCTATTTAGACTTTGAGGAAAAACTGTGAAGGTATTTATCGGTTGGGACAGCCGCGAGGACATCGCGTATCAGGTATGCCGCAAGAGCCTACTGAAACACTCCTCTATCCCGCTGGACATTCAGCCCATCAAACAGTCAGAACTTCGGGAGCGTGGCCTTTACACGCGGGAGTTTGATCCGCTCTCGTCTACGGAGTTTTCGTTTACCCGCTTCTTGACCCCATACCTCGCCGGTTACGACGGCTGGGCGGTGTTTGTAGACTGCGACTTTCTTTTCCGGGGGGACATCGCGGGACTGATGGACTACGCCGACGGGGCAAAAGCGTGCTTTGTGGTACAGCACGATTACAGGCCGTTTGAAAAGGTCAAGATGGACAACAAGGCGCAGCATCAGTATCCACGAAAAAACTGGTCATCGTTCATGTTTATGAACTGTTCGCACCCCGAGGTCAAGGCGTTGACACCTGATGTCGTGAACAGGGAGAGTGGAATGTTCTTGCACCGTTTCCAATGGCTAAAGGACGAGTCCATCGGTTCCTTGCCGATAGCGTGGAACTACCTTGAGGGATGGCATACCAAGGACCATTGCCCGAACCCCATCGCCGTCCATTTCACTCGCGGTGGCCCGTGGTTCCGAGACTACATGGAAGTGGAATACGCCCGTGAGTGGCTAGAGGCCAGCCGGTGAAACGCTTTCTATCGCTCGGCGCTGGCGTACAGAGCAGCACCCTTGCGCTGATGATCGCTCATGGCGAACTTGAGCCGGTTGAGGCGGCGATCTTTGCCGATACAGGATGGGAACCGCGCAAAGTATACGAGTGGCTTGATTGGCTAGATTCTGAAATCCAGCGATGCCCGCATCCGTTTCCGATTTATCGGGTAGCGCAAGGCAGCATCCGCGATGACATCATTTCTGGCACAAATTCAACAAGGCAGACGTTCCGATCTGTGCCGTGGCATTTGCTTAAGCCGAACGGTGAAACTGCCATGAACAAACGGCAATGCACAAGCGAATACAAGATTAAGCCTGTGCATAAGAAACTGCGCGAATTGCTTGGGTACAAATCTCGTCAGCGAATACCAAAAGACGCTTGCCAGTTGTATATGGGCATTTCAATGGACGAAATTTTCAGAATGAAGCCATCGTGGCAAGCGTGGCTTGTGCATACATGGCCTTTAATTGACAAAGGCATGGCGCGACACGATTGTTTGGCATGGATGGAGCGTAAGGGCTATCCGCTGCCTCCTAAATCGTCCTGTATCGGCTGCCCGTTTCACAACAATGAAGAATGGCGGTCAATCAAAGCCGATCCCGAGGCTTGGGCAGATGCGGTAATGATTGACAAGTTGATTCGGAAGCCTCGCGGAAACTTTCAGTCAGAACAATTCATGCACCGCGACCGAGTTCCGCTTGACCAAGTAGATTTATCTACCGCTGCCGACCACGGGCAAATTGATATGTTTAACAACGAATGTGAAGGTATGTGCGGCGTATGAAACGTATCTTTGCCAAAGGCACTACGTCAGAACAATTAGCC